TGATGAAGAATATTTCACAGAAGGTATTGAATTAGCTTGGGAAGAATATCAAGCCAAATACTACGAAAACGCACAAGGAAATGAATAAAATGGAAGAAATAATAAATGAGATAGATATATCTTTAGCTTGTTGTCTTGATGATATATCGAAAGTATCAAAAGAAGATATAGAGCATATTTATCAAACTTTTGAAAAATTAATGAAATTATTAGATAAATAACTGATTTTAAGAGCCATACAGTAGGGGGAAATAGTTTTTATGATATAACTATACCCCCTATTTACATATAAAATAGATTGCTACGTGCATAAATATTTTCAGGGTTTTTGTTATTATGTTCATCGACACAACCACAAGGACAACCTTCATTGCCCAACCATTCCAAAACTTCTTCTAACAATTCTTCTTGCGTACCAAAACTCTCAGTAAAATCCTTTGGACTATTATGATAGGCAAGGCCTCCATTCCTATGATGATTAGGACATAATGGTATAGTTTCAAAATGTGTAGATCTACGACCAATACCAGTTCTGTTTTTTATGTGATGTATTTCTGCAGGACTATCGTAAATACCAATCTTAGCACAAGCAATGCAACCAAGATCTGCTACTGCTTGTAAGTGTTTATTTTCTTGTTTGGTCTTTGGTTTAGCCATAGTGTTTTCTTTCTATAGTATTGTTGATCATATTCGTTTTCCATTTCTCAAAGTTTATTTCAACGATACGTTTTTCCCATGCCCATTTTAATTCTTCTTCTATAGCATATCCTAATGCCTCTATGTGAGTTTTATATTTATCGTCTGCTCTTGCCTCACGATCCTGCCCTGCAACAGTTTTTTCTCCTGCTAACATATATTTTTTCATCAGGTCTGCTAACAATATCTGCCTACCATGTTCCAAGATCGTTACTTTTCTTTTTGCTTGGGCATGATTTTTGCCTATCTCACGTAAATTATTTAATTGATTTTCTTTACTAATATCTTGCATAATTTCCTCCTTTAGCTTTCTTGATTTGCAAATGCTTTATAAAACCTTTTACTTCATCATCAGCTGGTCTAGGTAATACCTTTTTTGAATGTGGCCAATGACCAAACTTTTTTCTGAAAGTATAACTTGCCCAACCTTCTCTATAACCTTTTTGTTTTGCAACATACAACAACTGCGCATACCAATCTTTTTTGTTATCTAATTTGACAATAGTTTTTTTGATCTCAACTAACCTACCTTGCTTTACTAATACTTTCTTATCAATATCATTCAGTACGTAACCACAACTAGGACACTCCCTATTACTTCTTGTAGGTTTATAAACAGTCTTACATTTGACACAAGTGAATGGCTGTCTTTCTATTGGTGTATTTTCTCTTGGCTCTCTGACATTAATTTTATCTTTTGTTAGTTCCCAATTTGGTTCATCATCTGGAAAACCATGTTCATATACACAACCTGCATGGTCTAAAATAAGTGTATCATCTTTATCATTATAAGGTCTAAGCGAACGACCAACCATTTGCAAATACATACCATAAGATTTAGTTGGCCTAGCAAGGATCACACAAGATACCTTTGGCATATCCCAACCTTCCGTTAGCACTTGGCAATTAGACAATACTGTAATAATGCCTGCACGTAAGTCATGTAGCACTTGCTCTCTTTCAAGTTCATCCATTTCTCCGTCTATATGGCCACATGGTATATTGTTTTCATTAAATATTTTTGCAATGTATTTACTGTGCGCTATAGAAACTGCAAAGATAACTGTTGGTCTATCGTAAGCATGATGAATCCAATGCGTAACAAGATCTCCTACCAACTTAGGTGTATTCATCTTTTTATTTAATCCACGTTTCTCATAATCTCCTGCCATAATACGCAGATCATTCAGGTCTGGCAAAGTTGGTGCAATAATTCTAATAGGCACTAAGTAATCCAGTTCTGTAAGTTCTTTAATGTTGCTACACTCTACTAATTTATCATAGACACTAGCTAATCCTTTACCATCTGATCTACATGGTGTAGCAGTCAAACCAATTATGTATGCGTCTGGATATTCTTCTATTAATTTTTTGAATGATATTGACGCACTTCTATGCGCCTCATCAATAATAATTAATGATGCTTCTGGTTTTCTAAAAGTTTCTTTTTTATTACGAATAGTAAAAGTTTGTATGCTAGCAATCTGCACTCTTGCTCTTGGTGTTTCTGTTTTACCAGACATAAGAACACCATGATTTACATCAAAGTCATGCAACTTTTTACTGCATTGCATGATCAATTCTCTCCTATGTGCAACGAACAAACACTTGTGGCCTTTTTTGAGTGCATTGCTTATCAGCGCACTTGCAATTACAGTTTTGCCACTACCAGTTGGTGCAACTAATAATATTTTTTTATTTTTATATCCTGCTTCTCCTAAATCATTAAGAGCTTTTTGTTGGTAATCACGTAGGTGCATATCTTCTCCATATATCATTTAATTGAAACATAACTTCTCTAGGGTTTTCAGGTGGATTACAAGCATTAGCAAATGCAAGTGCCTCATTCCTTGCAAAATCAATGGTTTCCCCACGTAAACGCATAGAGATCAACATTCTCACAAGTGTTTCATGTCTGTTACCTTTTGGTGCGCCATGTATAACACTACTTGGTTTATAGGCAGTAGTTCTTGGGATCATACGACCAATAATCATCTTATTCTTTGGTCTTTTCAGCTTAAGTTTATCACGTATTTCTTCCATATGGTATGGTTTGTTTGTATTATAGCGATCAATGATCTGTATAGGATATGGAGCATGTTTGTTATGATAAAATCCTGCAACTCTCATGACTCGTGGTAAATCTTTTACGACTGGATCACTCTTGTATTTCGTTGCAAGTGCCTCCTGATATAAATTATAACTTTCTAATGGCATATCATCCACCAACCAATAACAATGATATTTTTTTGGCGAAGTGTTTACAATTAAATTTGGCTGCAACTCAAAACTTTTAGGTAATGGTGTACCATCTAAATCAATAAAGACAGAACGTATAGCTTTTATATTGTTTGCTGTTCTACCTTTTAGATCTGTTTGATTTACTGTAAAGAATACACCTGCTCCTCTGCGATTAAGTTTCCATAACTTATCTATGTGTTCTTCTAGTGTGCCATGAAATTGTTTTATCAATACACGATCTAATCCTTTGTCCCCAAATGTTTGGAAACTATGGTGCGTTCCAAAACTGTCCATGAATTGTGCATATTGTTTAGTCTTGTCGTACATCATCTTTTGCCCACCTTATCTCTGCTCCTTTTTTACCTGCGTTTTGTTTCTTCATCCTGTACTCTGCCTGTCTATGTCTTTCTTCTTCTGCTTGTAGACAATATATATATCCACTTCTTTTGTGAAATAAATGTTTCATGTTAGGCCATGCCTTCTTGATAACACTTGGAGTTGTACCACAATACTTTGCTAGTATCTTATAATCATATGGCAACTTTATGGCTCTCCAACAATGTGAATACAATAATATGTATATACCTTGTTGCTCCAAAGTCATTGCCATTCTACTTGGATCACTAATCCAGTCATTCGCATAGAATTGAAATGCAGGTGCTTGTTCTTGTGTGTATGTTTTTTTCATTGCCTCTCCTAACACCAAGACTAATGAAGTAATTAACCTATGTCAACAACTTTTGATTATTAGTATTAAGTTATCCTATCTTGTACGAAGATGAAGTTGAAGATGAAGATGAAGAGCTATAATTTGTTAATGGCAAAAAAATGGCAATGCTAACGATTTCGATTTTTTATCCACAGGCATAAGTCATTGTAATCATTGTATAAAATAATAATTGTTGACTTAAGTTAATATATTTCATATCCTATTAACATCATTAGCGATAAGGTTAATGATTGCTTATGCAAATAAGTAGTTCTTTAAAAAAGTAAATACGAGACTTTATTAATTAAAGCTAGAAAGGTTTTAAAATGTCGAATAATATGAATTTTCTTCAACAAGACTTAGGCAAACTATTTTCAAACAATAGGATCAAACCTAAAAAAGTATTAAGTGAAGGAGAAAAAAATGAGAAACGTGTTTATGCAAAACTGTATAGACTTTGTAAAAAACACAATCTTACTTATAAACGTGATGGTTCGTATTGGGATTTTTGTTTAGACAATAAACCCATTGGTACTATAAGTCTGGCGCATGGTGTCGATTGGGAACAAGAGGCCTATGAATATACAAAAGCATTTATTGATTCAAATTTTATTAAATGTTTCAAACCTTCTTCTGTATCGAGTTTTCGCAGAGCGCCTTTTGGATGGCATTATTTGTTGGAATTAAAAGATTATAATAATGGTAAACTTTCATTATCAGAAATGATGCAACTGGGAGATGTTTATAGTAGAGATGGTTGCAACTGGGAGATGTTTATAGTAGAGAAATCACGTAGGCGCTAATAAAAACAAGTAATAATTAAACACAATGAGGGGAGCTGCCACTTCCCTCTACGTGTTGACCGAAAAAGAATTAATTAAATCAGGTCTTATGTATTCTAATTTATAATCCCCTAAATGCTCAATCTGATATGCTCTTAATGGTGGTATCACTTCCCATTTAGATACTGCTGGATGACTAATGTTCAAGATCCTTGCAAGGTTTCTTCCACCGTACTTACCAACAATTTCTATTTTGCGTTCTTTAGCTAATTCATATAAACTCATATGTTCTCCTTGTTTTTATTAACCTTACTTTATTTGTTAATTAAAGTCAACTAATGTATTGACCCTATGATTAATAAATGTTAATAATATTAGGATAAATAGTAAATATAAAAAAAGGAATTAGAATGAATATAATAGCAAAAACAAATGACGGAGAAACAAAGTACCCACAAGTAGAAACTGGTGTTCATAAAGCAAGGTGCGTAAACGTAATAGATCTTGGAACACAGGAGAACAATTACGAGAACCAAATATCTTTCAAAAGACAATGTATGATTATATGGGAAGTACCTGCAAAAAAGAATGACATTGGAGAGCCACTAACTATTAGTAAGTTCTATACGTTATCATTACATGAGAAGTCAAACCTTGGCGCAGATCTTACTGCATGGAGAGGTAGGCCTTTTACAGAAACAGAGAAACGAGGTTTCGATATAACTAATCTGTTGGGAGTGCCATGTTACTTAAACGTCATGGAAGGTAAGAATGGCAGACCAAGGATTGCTTCTGTTATGCCACTACCAAAGGATGAAAAGATAGACGATCAGTTTCATCCAGACTTAATGTTTTCTGTAGACGAGTATCAAAAAGGTAATAGAGAAACATACAATCAATTATCAGAGGGAATAAGGAATATTATTATGCGCTCCAAAGAATTATCAGGTGGGCATGATATGGGAGATGGTGGTAATAGCCAAGAGCCTGACCTTACCAATGACGATCAAATTCCCTTTTAACGAATTTCCCACCTAACAAATTTTATTATTAACCATAAGTGCAGACTGGTGTTAGGTGGGGGATACCCCATGCAGGAAATAAAAATGATATTTACAAATAAACAAAAATTACCAACTGCTATAGAACGTGCAGTAATAAACGATCCTTATGATGCGCAAGGTAGCGACATATCAGCTACACGATTATTAAAACCACCACGTATACGTGTATTAGAACAAAGGTTTTGGGAAGTGCTAGAGGAGGATGTTTCTGATAGGATCTGGTCTTTGCTAGGACAATCAGTTCATCACGTTATAGAACGTGCAGCAGAAGGTACAGAAGATATAACAGAACGTAGAGTGTTTGTTAATAATGACATGACAAACGGTTGGACTTTATCTGGCACGTTTGACTATCTAAGTAAAGACGGATCACTTATAGATTTTAAAACAACATCTGCGTGGTCGGCAATGGATGCCTTGACTAAAGGCAAATCAGAATGGGAAGCGCAACTTAATATACTAGACTGGCTAATACGCAATACCAAAGACAAAGTTCCTATAAAAGTAAAATCATTGTCTATTATGGCCATACTGCGTGATTGGTCTAAGCTAAAAGCTATGACTTCAGAAAATTATCCCAAGCAACAAAGTGTAATGATCCCTATAAAAAAATGGACTGCAAAAGAACAAGACATTTATGTTGCAGAACGTATTGCATTACATCAGCAAGCAGAAAAAATAGAAGAACCAACTGTGTGTAGTCCACAAGAAAGATGGCGCAAAGAAGATCAATATGCAATTATGAAAAATGGTCGTAAATCAGCTTTAAGATTGCTACCTACACTTGCAGATGCTAAAAAATATTTAGAAGATAATAACATGAAGGAAGGCAAAGGTTGTCTTATTGTACTGCGCAAAGGAGAAGATACACGTTGCGCTCATTACTGTAATGTAAACAAGTTTTGCTCTTACTGGAATAACGTGGTGTTTTAATGAGTTTTAAATTAACAGAAGATAAGATAGTTGCAGCCATTATTAAACGTGCAAATGATCGTGCCAATGAAGGCATAGTTACGTACGGAGATACAATGGATGACGCAACAAAACCAACAGTTGATTGGATAAAAGATACGCAAGAAGAACTATGGGATGCCATAGTGTACTTAGAAAAAGTAAGACAAATACTTAGTGAACAGGATCTTTAGCTAGATACACAAGAATTACACTATCGCATTTAGGACATGAAAGATTTGTTTCCATGCTATAGTTTTCATCTTCTTCTTCTATGTCGTGATCTCCACCCCAGATTAACTCTGTGTTACAATGCCAACACCTCATTTTTTCTTTGCAGTTTTAGCTGCCCTTTTGAAGTTAGCATTAGTTGGAGCGCCTTTAGCACCTTTTTTTCTCATTTTTTCTCCACTTCCTGCCGCTATTCTTTTACGTTTTGCGTGGATGTTTGCGTACAAACCAGTTTTAGCCATTTTGTAATCCTTTATTTATTAAACCTACCTTCGTACTTTTCAAATATGTTTAACTCATTTGCTAGTTGACCTAATTTTCTAAATTCTGCATCTGTTTTGTTTTCTTTATTTAAAAGAGATTCATATTCTTGAAATTTCTGGCCACTTTCTTTTTGTTCTTTTGAAAGTGGTTCAATATAAGCATATGCGTTTTTGGGATCCATATTTGTCCCCAAAGCAGGAAAACGTTTACGTGGATTAGCCATAACACTACTTCTTCTTAGATTTCATTATCGCTTTTCTTAAAGTTGGCGGTAATGTCTTTTGTTTTTTAGTCATTTTATTTTTTGGTGGTCTACCTTTAGTAGATCCATAAGTTCCTTTACCCATTGGCATATTAACGTACCTCCTTGTTATTTTTTAAAATCAATGTTAGTATATCATATATTGAAAGGAGATCAATATGAATAGATGCGTGCTGGTAATAAGTGATCTTCATATTCCTTATCACCATAAAGATAGTTTTGCTTTTTTAAAAGAAATTAAGAAGCAATTTAAAATTGATTTTGTAGTCAATATAGGAGATTTGCTTGATTTCCATGCCATAAGCTTCCATGAAACAAACCCTGATTTACCTTCTGCTGGAGATGAATTAACCCTAGCAAAAAATTATATCAAAGAATTAGAATCAGTATTCCCTGATGTAACAGAGGTACACAGTAACCACAGCTCTCTAGTTTACAGACGAGCTATCAAGTATGGTATGTCTGCACAGTTCCTTAGGCCATACAGCGAGTTCCTTGGTACAAAGAAATGGAAGTGGGTAGATGATCTGACGTTAGAATTAAGTAACGGTAAGAGAGTTTACTTTACACATGGTAAATCAGCAGATGTTATTAAGGTATCACAAACTATGGGGATGAACGCAGTACAAGGACATTTTCATACAAAATTTAATATCCAGTATTGGGCAAACCCAGATGATCTGTATTGGGGAATGGCTGTTGGTTGCTTAATAAATCAAAAATCAATGGCATTTGCATATGCTAGAAACTTTAATGCTAGATTTGTTTTAGGTTGTGGAATTATTATTGATGGAATACCAAGACTTCTCCCTATGGTGCTAGATAATAATGGCGATTGGATTGGAAAAATAGTTTAATCACCTAATATAAATTCATTAGGTTCTAACAATACCATTGGTATGTTATGGTTTTTAACATAGTCTATTTCTTGTTTTACTCCATCTGAAATATCCCATCCATCAATCATTAACACATATAATTTATTTGCTACTGACAGATATGGCAGATCATACTTCATCCATTCTGATGTACTCATTTCTATCCTGCCATATTTTTGTATTGTGTGATGATGGGTAATAGGACTGTATACATTAATACCTTTTTTAAACAACTCCCAAGCAGCACGAGTAACCATACCATATCTTTGCATCCTATAATATTCTGTATCGCTACCACCTAAACTATAAGGAGCAGCTAAATAACTTATAGGTTTTGTTTTTACCACTTTACTTTGTTTGCCCAATATGCAGCAGAGCTTGGGCCTTTGGAAATATTTTTTGCGTGCCTTGCTTTAAAAGATTTAGATCTAGCTGTATTAGTCTTATCACCTGTCTTGCCTTGCTGTCCAAATCTTATTGTTTTAGTTTTGCCACCTGTTTTAACAACAACGACATGAGATTTTGTTTTATGATTAGGTGTCCTTTTTGGTTTATTATAACCTTCTACACCAATACGTTTTAATATTGGGTCTTTAGCCATTTTAGAATACTAATATTAAAAATAGCCCTACAAAGGCTAGCGCAATCCATACAGGGCGTTTGTATTTTTTGTAACCACAGCCACATTTTTCTATAAACAGCCTACTCACGCCTATTCCTAGCACGATAGTTTTTAGTTTATCTAACATTAACTCTTCCTTTCTACAGTTATATGTCCAATTATCGTAATCTCCATACATTATCTCAACATGGGATTACTGTTTTGTAAATTCATGTCCTCGTATAAATTATCAAGTAAATCTGTACGTGTTGAAAGTACATCAAGATTGTTTTTGTTCTTACCAATATCTTTTTGCACATCACTAATTCTATCTAAAACAGATTCATAATTAGAATTGATTTTGTTATTTATTTCTGTTAAATCAACAGTCTCATTGAGAACATACTCTTTTGATTCAAGATCTACAATCTTATCTTCCAACACAGATATAGTTGTAATCAGTTGCCCATATGTAGCAAAGCCAGATCCGATAGCTCCAATTACCGCAATTAGGCTTACTATGCCTGTAAGATTTTTTTTCAATCCATCCATGTCATGTTCCTTAATTTATATTGCAGTTTAAATGTTTGCTTCTGGTTTTCCTGTATACTATTGTTATATTTGGTTAGTGGATCGTTAGCAACATAAACTACATTTGGATATATATCACGACTATCAGTATAACTTATTTGATCTGGATATAAAACAACATTGTCGTAAAAATTACTGTCTTGTAATACTGGTTGTGATTCTACCATTTTATCAAAAAATAATTGATCTATCTTTACAACTAAATCTAACCCAGTTAATGTTATTGTAGCAATAGTATCTTTAATATCCAGTGTTACAAATTTAGTTTCAACTTGTGGTGATTCTGATTCTTCTGTTATAGTTTCTATTTCTTCAAGCTCTGGCTCTTCTTCTGTAATAATTTCTTCCTCAATTATTTCTTCAATAACTTCTGGTTCTTCTGTTGGCATTTCTTCCATAATTTCTTCTATTAATTCATCTACCATTTCTTCAGACATTTCTGGCATCATAGTTTCTATTTCAGATATGATCTCATCCTTCATTTCTTCTATACTCATTGGTTCTTCAATAAACATTTCTTCACTAAAGAATATAGGATCTTCTTCCATAAATTCTATTTCTGGTAATGGAGTTAGTTCCTCTGGTACAAAAATAACACTAGGTTCTTCAAACATAAAATACTCATTAAATAATAATTCTTCTTCTTCAAATATATCTTCCATAATAAAAAAATCTGGTTCACTAAACTCTTGTGTAAAAGATTCCTCAAAATCATCTAGCCATAAAGACAGATCATTTGTTGTGGATAAGTCTATGCTAAAAGGTTCGTAGTTTACTACAAGATTAGGATCTTTGACATCAGCGGCATAGTGATTATCGTTGTTTTGTGCAGGAACAGAAAAATCAAACCTTGCTGTAATGTCATAATCACTAGCTGGATTAGTAATTATAATGGTATTAGTTGGCGAAGTTTCATACCCACATCCATTCCAACTAACACAACTACCAGACATAGTAATAGTATTGCTATAAGTAAGGCCATTAGAATCTGTTATCTCTTGTGTTAAATCTACTGATTGATCGTATTGATTCCAAAACCAAACCTCCGCATTAAACTTTGTAGACGTTACTCCTTGGATTTCCATAGACGAAAGATGATCCGATAAACTAATAGTCTGTTGACGATACTCGTCATGAACACCAGCGAGTATATTACTGCCATGAAAATGGTCATTAGTCCCAGTCCAATCATCCACAAAATTACTAGAAAGAAGGTTATTACTAACATCTGCATTTGTCTTTGCACTTGCAACTACTACCACAAACAAGGAAAGGAATAAGTATACCCAGCATTTCATTTATCTAGCTCTGTTGTCTTGGTTCTCTAAGGCTTTGACCTTAGCTTTAGTATCTTCACGTTCTTTATGCTCGATAACATCAGGTCTAAGATCGCTGTACTTATACCACAAACGAGCAGCCTCCTTACCAATCTTACCCTCAAATGGGCAAATTGTTCCAGCAGCTTCCATAGCGGAAAAAACTCTAGGATCTTGACATAAAATGGCAATCCCAGCCACTTTCATATTATGAACAGTTGCTAACTCACGAGCTAATTTAATGCGAACACAGTTTTCGTCAATAGCAGAAGAACTAGAACTCAATCCAAACACACTTGATTGCAGTCCAAAAGAACTACCCAGATGACAAACATCAATTCCAGAACTACTGGGTGGGGCAGAGGCAGTTGAAACATTCGGATATGATTTACTGTTACTGTTGGTTGTGTTCGTAGTTGTGCTGGTGGTGGTACTCTCACTTCCTGATTGGAAATTGGTCGTTGAGGAGCTGGTATACCCCCCAGAAATAAGAGTGTTATCACCACTCACATTGTTGTTATCATCACCGATAACCTCTGTTCTTGAACACGCCATAACAAGTATGGCTAGTATTAATACACTTGCGATTCTCTTAATCATTTTTTCTTCAACAAGTCTATGCCTTTTAATCCATAGATACTACCAACAACACCAACAAATAATCCTTGATACCAGAAAGGCATGTTCGAGAAGTAATCAAAGAATATATCGAGCTTGGCTCTTATGTCTGGGTCATCTGTAAATACAGAGTATGCGAGTAGTAATATCGGTATACTTATCAGGATAAGAACGAACTCATCTTTCCATCCTTGGTTCTGATTAGCCATGATAGCTTGTTGGTATTCAATCTCACCACTTGCCATCTTCTCTGCATGTAGCAGTTTTGCTTGCGACATTGCCACCTTACTCTTCTGGTGGTTACCAAATACATCTATGCCTGTTTTTAAGACAGAAGGTAGTAGTGATAGAAACATTACATTACATCCTTAATAATTTTAAATGCAGTAAAGACTGCACCTATCAAAGCACCGAATACAAAGATAGCTCTTAACCCTCCACGCCCCATAGCAACTTGTTCTGAAAGAACTTTTATTTCTTCTTTGTTATCTTCAATCTGTTTCTCCAACGAGCATAATTTTTGATGTATAATAGCTAGTGTTACTCGTTGATTATCAGTCATTAGCTAGGCTCTGTTGGGTAAGTAACAGAGTTTGGAAAACCAGCTTGTGATGTTATATCACGAAGTGCTTGTCTGTAAGTTTTCCAGTTGTCTGCAAGTGTTACATCACTATTAGCCATCCAGTCTGTAGCCGCTAGTAGTT